AGGTTAATCTTTTTAACCAATTGTCGTTTATCCCAGTATTCTTCTTCAATTTCGTTCTCCGCTTTGATGGCTTCTTTTAACTTGGCCTGCATCTCTTTGCGTTCAGCATACCAACGTTTTAACAAGCCGGGATTAATCCCTTCATGCTCATAGGTAAAAATTGTTCCATTAGCTGATAACATCCAAGGTTGTCTGCTTTCAAATATCATTTCGTATATTTGAGCACCGCTTAGTACATCGGTATCTCCATTTTCCCAATCAACGGTAATGTCATTTGCTTTGTCTTTGTTCATAACAAATTCATATTCATTACTGGCAAATTTACCTTCCCAAGCAGCCGCAAAAGTAGAACCGCCTGCTATTTTACTTTCAATTTCTGTCTTGGTGTAGTCTTGCCTTAGTTGTCCTACAATGGTTTCTGGTCCCATGTTAAGCGCACGAATCACAGATGGATAAAGACTGTTAATATCCATTGATCCAATCCAGTCATGCAGACCTTTCTTTGGATACGCAACATAAGCACCTGCGGCTTGTGTATCTACATTTTCATCTCTACTAGCACGAGTAGGGACAATCATTCCTCTATGGTGTGCTTCATTTATAATAGCCTGTTCTGTAACAGCAACAGCACCTAGCGTGGTTTGTAATAATACAGTGTTTTCATGTGCAATGGTATTAGCAAGATCAATAAATTTCAATTTACGATCTAACTTGTTAAGCAGTGCAGTATCTTGTCTATTGTATTCAATAAATTTTTTAAAGTCATTGTTATAAAGTTGATCAAGTGTTCCTTCATACACAGTTTTAGTTTCGCCTAGTTCATATTCGGCAATAGCATCTAGTCTATAACTGTGCCTTTCTTCATAGGTGTATTTCCTATAAAGTTCAAGACTATCTAGATGTACACGACCTACTAGGTCGTAAGTTTCGGATTGACTTCCAAATTTTTCGTATTCACGTTTTTTTGGAAGTTGTTGCCATAGACAGAATCTGCGAGTGTCTTCTTTGCTGAGAACTTTGGTAACACGATTGACAGTATACGGAATATCAAAACCTTCGCTGTTCCAACCGCTTAATACATCAGCATCTTCAATGAGATTTAAGAATGTATCTAACATTTCTGCTTCTGATGTAAACAAAAATGTGTTTGGAAACTCTTTGACTGATTCTTTGGCCTGTTCTAATGTCATAGATTTAGGTGGCATGGCCAAAGTTACTAGACTGTCTAACCATTGTAGACATACAGTGATAGCGGTAATTGGCATGAAAGGATCATCAGGTTGTGCATATCCTCTCTCTGGATCAAAGTCTACTTCAATATCAAAAAATGCTATATTTAATTTTGGTGCATCTTTGCCTAGATAGTTTTCTTCCAAACACCGGAATACAGGTTTAATGTCGCTTTCATATAGCCGCTGGTTATTATGAATACGTATTTCTTTTTGGAATTCTTTCCAGCTCTTACAGCTTACTCTAGACAGGCTTTCGCCAAATATTGAATGATACTTTCCTCTGTTATCTGGATAATAAAACATATATCTAGCAGGAAAGTCTTGGTAGATTCTACCTCGCTTTGGATCTCTTTCAACAACCTTGATAAGGTCGCTATCACGATCCCACACGGCATCGACGTAACTCATTAATTTTCTCCTACCGATTATGGCCGGCTTACCTTTTCAATCGGTCATTTATGGCTGACCTACCATTGCAAATATATTTAACTTAACATACGTATCAACCCAACAGAATCGATACTTACTAACAAGATATAATTAGCCAACATGCCAAATGATTTACGAGTCCAACTAGCCCAAGCGTACATAGTACAACCAGCAATCCAAATAGGGTAAAGTACCATAAGAGGTGGCGTAGGGACTGTGATAGCCATTGCGATACTACAGCCAATACTAATAGCCCAAGCAACAAGCTCGATACAAAAACGGAAAGGATGGCTACGAAAATCATCAAGTATCCACTGTACTGTGGGTTTTAAAATGTCTAGCATTACTCTTCGCGACGATTAGCATGTCCTGAAATATCAACAATAGTTTCTAGATCATCAAATTCACGGAATACTTGATCCCATGTATCTTTTTGTGCAATACGGATTGCTTTTTTAATTACTGAAGGTTTAACTTCTAATTCTTCTGCGACGGCTTTAATTGTATCATTAAGACCTTCAGTTAGGTCTTGTATTTCTTGTAATACAGTTACACCTTCTGCAACGATCTGTTTGATCTTGGCCTGTTCAGGCGCACCAAATGCTTTACCCATGATAGTTTTCCTTGTTTTTACTATTATAGTTATTAACTAGTATAAGGTCAACTTATTTTATGCCGAAATATTTTTAAGTAGGATTAGCACCAGTTACACCAACTTCCCACTTTTTACCTGTGGCAATAGATTTCTTTTTAGCCCAAGCCTGCATTTTATTTAAATGTTGACGCTCTTCTTGACTATCAGCATATCCTTGCCCGGGGAATACTTTCCATAGTTTTCCGTTAATGTAAACAGCAACATTATTTCTTTCATGACCTAATTCGTGCTGTAATTCTTGACGTTTGAATTCACGTTTATCTGCCCCGCCCATTCCTGCAATACTAGAATCATAGTCTCTTTGATATGCATCACGCCCACCGGCTACTTCAGCTAATTGTTTAGATAACATACGTGTTAATTTACTTTCAAATGCATCGCTGGCATGTTTTTCAAATTGGCGATACTCAATAAAATGTTTAGAACTACTGACTGCTTCGCTGGCTTTGGTTAGCTTCATACTAACCCAACTGGCTAGATTGTCACCAGGTTTGATCATTTCCATGAGTTTAATACTATATTCAACTACCATTTCTAAATTTTCACGAGCCATGCTACCGTCAGATTCACCCGGGTCTGCATCGTCAACATTGTCATCTTCTTCAACGTCTTCCATTTCTGGTTTACGACCGTTGATATTTTTATAATCAAGATAATGATATACCTTGTCTAATATAGTGGCTGCAGAAGTTAGATTAGCCTGAACCCATCCGTCAATAGCATCATCTGATTCGATGATCTTTAATAGAGCCATGCCGTATTTGGCATTACGATATAGTTCGCTTAATGCCATAGTAGCCTCGTGATTACTTTCAGGAGGCGGAGCTCCCATAATATCTTCTTTCAATAAACTTTCAGATAATTCTAATTCTTTAGATTTGTGTTTTATTTGCCCTTGTTTAGCAGACTTCTTTTTATCTTTGTGAGCACCTGCTCCGCTTGTAATGGCATTTTTAGCAACAAAGTTTCTAGGTTTTGCATTATATTTTTTAGCCTTGATACCTTTTTTATGTTCGTTGATCATTGCACTCTCCTAATAACTGATTCTTCTTTCTTTTTAGGCTTTTTCTTAAAAGGATTTTTACCATGAAATACAGGCCCACCTAATAAATTTCCCTGCCCGCTCGATGCTATACTGGCTATATTTCCACTACTGGTTGCGCCAGCGGTTGCAGATTCTAAAAGTTCTTTGATCTTCATTTTGTTTCTCGGTAATTTTATTTCTTTTTAGATTTTTTAGGAGTATTCCAATTTGATGTTGGACTAACTTTATGTGTATCATCTGGTTCTGCACTTCTACTAAATGGTAAAACTTGTTTATGGTCTGTTGGCACGGTGTTCATAGCTTGATGTAACATGTTATGTTCTTCTTCCGTGTACGGATGTGCGGTATTATATTTTGCTATCCACGATGCCGCATCCATTTTCACAGGCTTTTTACTTTTCCCATCTGCCATGGCAGTAGCCATCCAGAGTCTATTTAGATGATAGGTACGATCATAACCACCGACATCGCGTACTTTATGCACACCTTGCTGTACGCTGGCATGATCCTTATGTATCTTCCCTTCTCGTTCTGTAATAAATTCTTTTGCTCTCATAATCTTAATGTCTAAAAGTTGCTAGTTGTTTAATTCTAGCTAATTCATCAAATGACTCATCTGTGGGTGGCGGTTCAGGTTCGTTGTCTACGTCAATCGGCGGTGCCAGCGGCGGAAGTTTTGAAGATGTCACATCTACTGGTGTAAGCGGAACTGTCGGTGCAACATCTGGCGTGTCCGTTTGGCTTACTGGCGTGTCCGGTTGGCTTACTGGAATAACCGGTGGCGGTGTCTCCGCAGGTTGAACTGAAGGTGCTGTTGTAGATGAAGCAACATTAGGTAAATCTACAGACGTACCTTTGTCAGTTGTACCAGTGTCAACTGTAGTTTTAATTGTGCTATCGCCTGTTGCACCCGCCTGTTGTTGTATTCGATCCAACTGTGCTTGACGGAAATCTATATTAGTTTGCTTAGCCTGTTGATCAAGACCATATTTTTCTGGTTGATTTAAATTAACTACACCAGCTTTAGAATTAGGTTGTGGTGCAGTAGATGCAGGTGCTAGCGCAGTAATCGGACTAGTTTGGTTAACTGAGGCTGCAGATTTGTTAGGAGTATTAGCAATAGTTGGTTGATTACTAGGAGTTGTTTTGGTAGTATTTTGATTATATTGTAAATCTGGTCTAACACCGCTGAATGAACTTTTATTAGGGGCAATAACATCTTTTGCAGGCGACATTTGTTTGGTTTTGCTAGCATTGTAGGCAGCTAGTTCTGCTGCCGTCGGGCCGCCTTGCCCACCACGCCCTGCCCCGGCTGTACTTGGAATACTTCCAGCCGGTAAAGATTGTTGTCCAGGTGCTAATTTTTGAACATTTTGACCTTGTTGTGGTTGACT